CATCGTTCCAATGGTACTTGAGCCGTTGGAAACCCAATTGTTTATTCAAACAACCGTCTAAATAACGGTTGAAAATTTGATCAATTGGGAGCGTATATGACGCTCGTTTGTTGCCGGCATATCCATGTTTATACAAAAGGCCAACATTGGTATATCCAATGTCTTCATTGGTGGCCTTTGATGGGTTGATTGTACCATCATGTATAAACATTTGGGAATTTATGCATGCATATTTCTTATGCACATAATATTTCCCAATGGATAATGAAAAACCAACCGCTTTAATATGCTTGGTCCATATCGACAAAAACCGATGGTCGGCACGGAACAAAATATCATCACCATTTACCAAACATGGTAGCTGATTGATGTCCGTATCGGCTTGGACGTATTCGTCGAATGCAAGCTTATAACAAGCTAAATTGACCAAGCACAATATGGGGAATGACATTGGGTTACCCATCAATTGTCCGTTCAGCTGTGGTGTGACCGAAATATTCGAACAATCGGGGTATTTCAAATTGGTACCACATAATGTCGACAATAAAAGCCCAATGTCGGATTGTCGGCCCAAAATGTCGGTGATCACGTCTATACATTGACGTGTTGCAGCCATATTTAAATTATCGGTTGCGGCCGCATAATCACCCGACACCCAATTTGGGAATTTCAACCCATGTTGGGCCTCGCGCATGACAATCCCGTCCAAATCCCCCATATTGATTCGGGGGGAGCCAAGCGGTTTGAATGGAACAAGCTGTCGCAAATGATCATGTAATTTTTTGCGAATGGGTTCCAAATATACCGCTTTATATGGGTCTCCGGTCGTGATGACACGGACCTTTAATGGCTCCAACAACCCGATAACCCGAACCACATCGATATCATCGGTGACCATGGCGCGAATTTCGCCCCATGTGGGAACATCACGACCGTAAAATGTTTTATTTTCGGTCATATAATATAATTGATGCTGGTGTAACGGTTCATCCAATGAAACACCGTTATGCTTCCGCACAATTTGTTCCCATTTCCCGCCCATTGAGCGGGTATTGCTCACCGATGCACCACCCGTATCCCGAATATATCCAACGCGCTTAATTGGGCGTAATCCGTGAAGCATTTTCCGGAATGAAGCCCGCAAATCAGCGTTGAATTCGGGAGCTGGTTTTCCCAAGCCAGCTGAATGTTTTTCCAATGTTGATTGGACCATTGATTCATCGGGTGGTAAGCAACCCCGTTTCACGCCCAATAAAATGGAATTCCAAAAATGCAAATTTTTCGGATTATTCCGGGCGTTCATTCGGTGACGAACAAATCGTCGAGCCGATCCATGAAACGGGTTTATATCGATGTCATCACACGGCCGTGGCGGCAATTCATTCATCATGAATGCGGCCATTGGTGCCGACGTCACCCATTTGGCACATTTAACAAAATGGGGCCATTGGATTGCCGTT